AGCCTACGCCCGAACCGACGCCGACGCCGGAACCTACTCCGACGCCTGAGCCGACTCAAGAGCCTACGCCAGAGCCAACTCCTGATCCAACTCCTGAACCGACTCCAGAACCTGAACCAACGGTAGAGCCAGAGCCAACCGAGGAGCCGGAACCCAGCGAGGAGCCTGAGCCAGAACCCAGTGAGGAGCCTGAGCCTAGCGAAGAGCCAGAGCCGACTGAGGAACCATCACCAGAACCCACTGAAGAGCCAGAACCCACCGACGAACTACCAAGCGTAGACGAGGCGGTAGAGGCGGTCGCAGAGGCGTTCGGTGAGGCAGCCGAGGCAGTCTCAGAGGTTTTCGACAACCTTGCAGCGATCACAGAGATTGGTAACGACCTCGACGTAGAAGAGAAAGAAGAAGCACAGCCAGTCGCGGCAGCAGTCATCGCAAGTCAGATTGCAGGTTCAGCGGCAGCATCGGCAGCCCGATCAATGGGTGGCACACCCAGCGGCGGCGGAGGCGGTGGTGGCGGGGGTGGCGATGGAATGAGCAAACCCCGTAGCAGCCGAAAGGAAACCCGCCGTGTTTAAGAACATTATCCTTGACCTCATTGGTGGAGCGTGGACCATCCTTGGTCTCCTCTTCGCGGTGGTGGTCCTGCCAGAGGGTCAGACGCAGACCACGATGGCAACACTCTTTGTACTACTCACCATTGGATGGCTCGTCACAGGGCCACTACGCTGGAAGGAATAAGATGAAGTTCAAGGTCAAGTCACAACTCGATCACGTTGAGAAGGGCGGCATTCTAGACGACTGCGGCCCATCCAGCACGGCAGCCGCCGTGGCGTGGGCATCCAAGTACACCGTTGACCCGTCCGCTGGAGATGGCATCAAGGCGAAGGCGAAGGCAACAGGGTTCGTGGAGAAAGAGGGCGTGTCCGACAACGGCTCCTCCCTCGGTGACCTGATCAAGACCGCCAAGGAACTTGGTGCCAAGGCACGCTACGCCAAGTCGTGGGATGACGTCGTCATCTCCGCGCATCGTGGTGCCGGACTCATCATCTGGGTCCAACAGGCTGTGGATTACCCGCCTGTGGAAATCAGCGAGTGGCACAAGAAGTGGCAGAACTACTGGCTCAAAAAGGACAAGAAGCACATCGCGCAGGGGTACGGACACATGACTGCCGGTGGGTGGGATGCCGTTGACGGATGGCAGTGGGCATGCCCCACGCGTTCGGGCAAGGGTAAGGAAAAGTTCGGCGTCGTTGTAACGGAGGAGCAACTCAAGCAGATCGCTGCAAGCAAGAAGAAGATCACAGGCGGTGCGCCTCATAAGCACGTCGTCATCGTGGAATGGAAGTAAGGAGTCCCAATGTATAGCGACATCAAGGCGGGTATCCGCTGGATCATTGACAACACGGGCGTAGACGAGGCCCTGATCGAGTTTGGACGAACGTTTATCACGGTCTCCATCTCCGTCGCCCTCGGTCTTGGCATCCCACTCCTAGACATCACGGGCGGAGACTTCCGCACGGTGCTGTCCGCAGGGCTGGCATCAGGCCTTCAGGTTCTTATCAAGTTCCTTGACCCAAAGAACAGCGCGTTCGGTATCAAGGAGAAGTCCCCTGAAGACAAGGCCGCAGCCGAGAAGCAGTTCGACATTTAAGTGAACGTATCCGACCTTGCCCCAGTTCTAACTGGGTGCCACGTATGCAGAAGTCCAATTGTTGAGTTGATCAACAAGAGGATGAAGGAAGGTATGGCCGACCTGAAGATCTCGTTGTGGCTCAAGGATGAAGGGTACTACATCAGCCGAAACACGCTAGGCAAGCACAAGCGTGAACATCTGACGACCCCTCACGAGACGGCTCGCATTGCCGCCGTGAAGAAGATGGAGCAGGCGCAGCGGACCATCAAGGCTCCGCACCGCGACCTTGCCACCCTCGTGAGGGATTACGTCTTTTCCGAGGTGGAGTCTGGCAACATGACTCCATCGCTCTCTGAGGGCCTTCGGGCACAGGAGATGCTGGATAAACGAAACGATAAGACCGCAGACCGCGACCTTGTCGTCTCGCTTGCTCAGATCTTGGGCGGCGCTTCAACGACCTATGAGATTATTGAGGCGAAGCCAGTACACGAGGTTGCAGAGGCATCATGAAAAACGAGTGGGTCTACGTCGGAGGGACGTTCGATCTCTTCCACTACGGGCACATGAAGTTTCTTCAGCAGTGCCGAGAATACGGACCCGTGATCGTTTCGCTCAACACTGACGACTTTGCTGCTCGATATAAGCGAGAACCGATCCTATCCCTTGGAGAGCGGATGGAAGCCTTGTCCGGATGCAAGTACGTGGACGATGTCTGCGTCAACATTGGCGACGAGAACAGCGGGATTACTATCGACCGCATTACCGACCGAGAGATTGCCTACATCGCCCACGGGGACGACTGGGCAGGGGAAGCACTCCTTAACCAACTAGGGATCACCGACCAGTGGCTACAGGATCGGGCGATCCAAATGCTTTACGTTCCTTACACAGGCGGCATTTCAACAAGCGATATCATTGGGAGGGTCATTGGCAACGTTCACAGCGATTGTGACTGCTCATGCGGATGCAGCGGGGATGGAGCGCACGCTAACCGCGCTCTTAGCGCAGAGTAGAAAGCCGGACGAAGTCATCGTCCTGGCAAGCGACATCGACCTAGAAGAGGTACGGAAGAAGCATACTGGGGTAACCTTCTACGCTGAGCCAAACCTCAACGATTGGGGGCATGCCAAGCGGGCCAAGGGCCTGGACCTAGCCACCAAAGACTACATTGGCTGGTTCAACCACGACGACTCCTACGACCCCCACTATATCGCCGAGATGATGTGGCTTGCAGAGTTGGGCAGTGATGTGGTATACTGCGGTTGGTCTAAAGATCAGACCCCCAGATTCTCTTCTGGCAGGTCAACCTCTGGCAACTACATTGTCAAGGTAAGCGTTGCCCGCAAGGCTGGGTACACAGACCGCCACTATGAGGCAGACGGCACCTTTATCAACAGGATTGCCGCCGTCACCCAATCTATTGAATTCCTCAAGGGAACCATGTATTACCACAACGAGGTGAAGTGATGACGAAGACCGCAGCGTGGCAGCGCAAAGAGGGACAGAACCCAAAGGGTGGTCTCAATGCCAAGGGCCGCGCATCTTACAAGTCACAGACTGGTGGGACGCTTAAGGCTCCTGTCAAGAGTGGGGATAACCCACGACGCGCATCATTCCTCGCTCGCATGGGAGGTATGCCCGGACCAGAGCGGGACGAGAAGGGTCGACCAACCCGACTGCTGCTAAGTCTCCAAGCGTGGGGAGCAAGCAGCAAGGCTGACGCCAAGAGGAAGGCCGCAGCGATTAGCAGCCGGAATAAGGGGAAGCCCTCTGCAAAATGAAATTGCACGAGATCTGGCTCTCGGCCGCGATAACATCGAGTTCTTTGCTGAACGCTGGCTTGGTATCAAGGGAAATCCCGGCCAAGTCAACTGGTGGAACGCCTGTGCAGAGCGCGATGAAACAGGATATCGGCCGAAGTACCTCACGACCGTCGTATCAGCCGGGAATCGTGCAGGGAAAACGTTGGCGATGGCGGTCGTCTGCATTCACCACGCCTTGTACAAAATGGGAGTTCAGCAGCCGAAACCTGACGATCCCTCGGATGCGCGCAGGTGGTCGAACACCCCGTACGAATGGTACCACGTAGGAATTCAGCAGGAGACCGCTGAACTCGTTCACCGCGAGATCTCATCAATCCTCTCAGGGAACCACCCGGCCCAGAAGGGCAGGGGATGTCCAATCACAAAGAGCCTCGGGGATATCGCATCGGTAGACAAGAAGTATCGTGGCGAGTATCTCTGGATTAAGTTCCACCCAATTGTGGGCGGAGCCAATATCCACTTTAGGACGACACAGGAGAAGGCGAAGTCGCTTCTCGGGAAGGACATGAATGGGATCTCGTTCGACGAGGCGGCATTCGAACCACACTTGGTGGAGATCTACCAAGAGGTCCTCAACCTCCGAAGGCTCTCGACGGGCGGACCGCTCCACTTTATCGGAACCCCAACAGAAGGAATCGGAGATTACTCCGACCTCTGGGAAATGGGGAACCCAGAAAATCCCAACCGTGACTCTCAATTCATTTCTTTCAGACTTTCAACCCGCGACAATGTTGGATACGGACTTGACCCAGTCAACTTCGACGCCATCATCCGCCAGCAAGCGGAATATCTCATCCCGCAAAACGTCGACGGGTACTTCATCGAAGCAAGGGACGCCTACTTCGCATCCCAGTCAGTCGAAGGAGCCTTTGATCCTGACGCTAGTGGGGATGTCCCGCCACAGAGGGGACACCGATACGTTCAAGGATGTGACCCCGGTATTTCTTCTGACGCTACGTGGACAATCGTACTCGATTACACAGATCGCAACAGAATCGTGGGAGTACGAGCACGAAGACGATCTGGAAAGCAAACTATTCCAGCCGTGGTGAACATGGTGCGGGAGAACTCTCTCCTGTATCAGCAGGATGGAGCCTTCTGCACCACCATTGTAGACGAAACGGGGCTCGGAGGACGCCTGTTCCGTCAAGAGTTTAACGTGATCAAGCCACTCCGTGGCTATGACTTTGGTGGGACCAAGTCCAAGAAGTTGGCTTTGCTCTCGACGTTAAAGTCCATGATGGATCACGGAACACTGGTCATCCCTCGTGGGCAACCGTGGGACGACCTTCGGAGGCAGTTGCTCTCATACAAGTTAATGGACAAGAAACTTGAAACAGACGCGGTGATGGCACTAGCCCTCGCCGTATGGTACGCGGCAAGGAACCCGGAGAAG